CTATACTGCGAGGTCGAGCTTGTCCTTGCTGAGCTTGCCGCCGAGCGCTGAATTGACGGCCGTGTAGACCACCTGCGCGACGCCCACGACGCCAGCCAGCACAACTCCCCAGCCATTGCCGTCGAAACCGCCGGTGGCGGCGATGGCGAGCGCACCGAGGATGATGCTGACGGCGAGGGAGAACAGGCCGACGTATTCGGATGGGATGTATTTCTTTACTGCCTGCACGATGGCAGGGCAGACGAGTGCGACGATCGCGGATGCGAGCGCCGTTGCGTTGGAGATGTCCATCTTGATCCTTTCTGGATGTTGTGGATATGGCTCCCGCAACACAAACGTTGCGGGAGCGTTTTATCTCAGCGGAGCACTTGGCCGGGGTGGATGATGTAGGGGTAGCTGAGGCCGTTGCGTTGCGCGGCCGCCTGCCATCCAGTCGCCCCGTAGATGGCCCACAGGCTCTCGCCTGCTGTGACCACGTGGGACGTGCCGACGACGTGCCCGCCGACGCTGGAGGCCGTGGACCCGCCGTAGCAGACTTGCTGACCGGGCCAGATGCGGTTGATGTTGCCGCTTGGCACGCTCCATGCGCTGGCCGGCGTGCGGCCGGTACGGCTGGCGATCGCTCCCATGGTGTCGCCGCTGGACACGACGACGCAGTAGGCTCCGCCGTTGTTTCCGGACACGCTGCCCGAGGATCCGGCGAGGCGCCGGTTGACGATGGCCATGACCTCCGTGTAGCGGCTGCCGAGCAGCTGGCGGCGTTGCGGGTCGTTGCCGTACTCGCCTCGGATCACGGCCGAGGCGAGTGTGTTCGCGTCGGCGACCGGGGCTCCGTTGGTCTTGTTGTTCGGCGGCGGCGTGGTCGCGTTGGGCGTGACGGAGGATGCCGGAGCGCCCGCGTACTTCGCCCAGGTCACGGCGTCGCCGTAGAACCAGTTGACGTCCACCGCGCCGCTGATGCCGCCGACTGCGCCGGAACTGGAGTACTGCCACGCGGCCGCGAACGGCCACGGGCTCACGGAGTACGGGACGGCTCCAGGATTCCGGAGCCTGTCACCGGCATAGCCTCGCGGATAGCCCGCGACCCACAGTCCGGCGTTCGTGGCCACGACGGCCGACCAGTCGCCGGTCGGAATCATGGCCGCGCTCATGTAGATCATCGGGTTGACGCCCCATGTGGACTTGACGCGGTTGACCCAGCGCAAAGCCCACCATGTCTGCTTGCCCCAATATCCGCCGGGAGCGGAAGGCTCCCAGTCGAGCACTGGGATGGCGCGGCCGACCATGCCGCGCGCCCGCGCCTCGGCCACGAATTTGTCGGCCTCGGCCTCCGGACTGCTGGTCTGCGGGCTGGCGAAGTCGTAGGCGCCCTCGCGGATGCCGTTGGCTCGTGCGGCGTTGACCTGGCATGTGGCGTATGGGTTGACGTATCCCGTGCCCTGATTGAGCTTGACGAACGCGAAGTTGACGCCGGACGACTTGGCCTGCGCGCCGTCCCAGCAACCTTGATAGCTGGCCGTGTCGATGCCGGTGTCGGCCATCGCGCATGGGGCGATGGCGAGGCATGCGGCGACGAGGAGCGCGACCATCGGCTGGCGGTAGCGTCGGCGCGGCCTGGCGTGCTTCGGTGTCCCTTTGTTGGCTGTTGTCATTCTTTTCCTTTCCTGTCTGTCAGTAATCCCAGTCGTCGGATGCGAGACGGCGGCTGTAGTCGGCTTTGAGCTGCGTGATGCGCACATGGCCGGCGCCGTTGTATCCGGCGGCGAGGTATCGTTTGCCGACCTCGAGCTGGTGTTCGTGCTGGGTTCGGTCTTGGGTGGCGGCGAAAAGCTCCGATCTCATGGCCGACTGTTCGATGCTGTTGAGGCGTCGGTTGTCGTTGTCGAGCTTCGAGCAGACTTTGGCGAGCTGGACGTCGAGTTTGGCGATCTCGCCGGCGAGACGGTCAATGTCGGCCTTGGTGGCCCAGCCCGCGTCGAAGCGTTTGGTGGCCCAGCCGACGATGCCTCCGCCGCACGCCGTGATGATGCTGACGATGATGGTGAGCCATGCCGGCGAGCTCATGTCACTCCCCCGTGCCCGCGTCGGGCTCGACCTGTCCCTCTTCCTTGACGCCGAGCGCGGCCTTGACGTCGTCTCGGATGGGGGCCGGCACCTGGTCGATGGTGCGCAGGCCGTTGCGGACGAGGGCCACGTAGATGGGGATCATCTTCTTCCTCACTGTTCACCTCCCATCGCTTCGTACAGGCTTGCGATCGCGTCGAGGCCGTCGAGCTGGAGCTGTTTGAGTTCGGCGATGCGCTGGCGGTCGGTCTTGGAATCCTCCTCGGCCTCGGCGAAGAGCTGGTCGGCCTGCTCGACGGCTTCCTGTTCGAGCAGGTTGTATCGGACGATGTAGGCTTCGCGCGCGGTCCACTGCTCGCCGGCGGGCTGGCCGTCGATCGGCGGGGTCTCGATCTTGGCGATGTCCCTGCGGATGCGGATGTCGGCGCCTCCGTCGGCGCGTGGATGGTAGTCCACCTCCGCCGGTTCGGCCGAGTAGGTCACGGTCTGGATCATGGTGTCTCCTTTCACGCCGCGAGGACCTTCCTCGCGCGGCGCATGGTCTTGTCGATGCCGTTGCGACGCCGATATGTGATCGAGTCGCTCCATTTGAAGTAGCCGTAGTAGCTGGCGAGCCGCCGGGCCAGCCAGACGGGGATGCTCTCCATCCGCCGTGCGCGGCGGAAGTTTCGGCGCGCTCTGAGGAAAACTCCGTGCCGGATGTTGACCCTGCCGTGCGGGCGGAAGGTGAAGCCGACCATGTCGATGGGTTCCAGCGCGAGCCGTTTGGCGTTCCACTCCGGATGCACGTCGAGGTTGAGGAAACGGCGCAGGTAGGCGGAGAGCATGCGCGCGGCCATGCGCAGATCCGCCTTCCCTCGGCCGATTAATAAGATGTCGTCCATGTAGAAGAGCACGTGGGTGACGAGCCTGTGCCTTACCACGGTGCCGTCGCGCCTGCGGCGGAGCTTGGCCAGGCGTTCGGTGGCGAAATGGTAGGCGTAGCTCAGGTAATAGTTGGCCAGCCATTGGCTGGCGTAGCTGCCGATGTTGAGTCCCTGCGTTCCGGCGTATTGGTCGATGAGGTGGTATGCGAGGCGCAGCAGCGTTTTATCGCCGACGTCCTTGGCGAGCAGGCGTTTGAGGGTGGTTCGGTCGATCGACGGGTAGCATTTGCGGACGTCGAGTTTCACGAACCATCTGCTGGAGCGTTGGCGGGTCCATCGTTTGATGGCCTTGCGCGCGTCGATGGTGCCGCGTCCTTCGACGCTGGCGGTCTGCCATCGGCCGATCTTGGCGTCGAGCATGGGCCTCATCGCGTCGATGGCGACGTGGTCGAGGATCTGGTGGTGGACGGATTCCCGTCCAATGACGCGGTGCTTGCCGCTGATCGGCTCGGTCCTGTTGAAATACCTGATGGTGGTGTCGTGGAAGCGGCCGGTGCTGATCTCCGACGCGATGGCCTCGGCGACGCGATCGAGGTCGGGATGGTGGTCGAGCCATGCGGCCACGTCCCTCCTGGACCGCTTGCCTTTGAGGTAGTGGTCGATGCTTTCGCGCACGAAGCGCGGATCGGCCACTCTGGTGTGTTTGCAGTATGTTTTCATGAAGCTATCTGGACTATGGCGGCGTTCGGCCATGAGGCCTACCGGTCGCGTGCTTGGTTTGATTTTCGGCCTAGGTTGCCGTGGCTGGCCCTCTCGCGGGCGGCGGAGGGTAGTTGCGACGCAATGTGTTGTTTGTTTCCAGATTGGCGGCCCCCGTTGTTCCACCTGCGGTTGGCCGGATCGTTCCTGAGGTTCGAGCAGAACGCGCCGTAGTGCGCGCCGTCCCAGAGGTTGCCGAAGCGCCGAACGCCGATGTCCGGAGGCTCGCCGTCGCAAATCCCGAAGAATTGTCGCGGTGGAAGTGATGAGGGGGCGTTCGCCCCCTCGCTTCGCTCACCCCCACCGCTCTCGTCTACGCCTTCGAGCGGCCAAGCGCAGACAGGCGGCCCCCGAAGCGCCACCAGCGGCCGGCCGGATCGGCCCTGAGGTGCGAGCAGAACGCGCCGTAGAGCGCGCCGTCCCAGAGGTCGCCGAAGCGCCGGTGCATCTTGATGCCGGGCTGTTTGACCGGGTCGCCGCCGACGGCGTCGCACAGGCCGGTGGCGCTGCTTGCCCCGGTGCCGACGGGCAGCGGGATGCCGGCGGCGATGGAGAGGTCCTGGCAGTACTGCCATTGGCCGGAGGTCTTGTCGGTGAAGGCCGGGAAGTCTCCGATGCGCGTGTAGTCGGCGGTGACGGCGGTCTTGTTGGCCTTGGTGGTGTCGTAGGTCTTCCACAGTTCGCAGTGTCCTGCGGTGTCGGAGTCCTTGACCGCCTTTATGAGCGTGTCCTGTTCCCCCTCGTACATGCCGCAGAACAGTTCGATGTTCTGGAGCTTGACGGGCTGGTGCAGGACGTTGAGCTCGCCGTGCGGGATGCCGTCGGTGCCGAGGATCCGGTCGGTGGCGCCCGTGCGGTATGGCATGACGGATACGTAATCCTTGAGGTTGCCGGTCGGGTTGATGGTGGTGATGGCGTCGCCGTCGAGGTCGAGGGCCGTGTTGGTGGCGTCGATGACGGTCTTGCCGATGATCCTGCGGCATTCGGCGACGGAGTGGTTGCCTGTGTTGTTGCGTTCGCCGTCGGTGCCGACGTTGACGTAGTTGTCGATGTCGAATCCCGCCGCGTCGGCGGTGCTGACGATGACGCGGTGCGCGTTCGATTCGCCTTTGGTGACGGTGGCCTGCTTGGAATGGCTGAACATGCCGCCGAGCACGTCGCTGTTGGTGGTGGCCCATTTCATCATGAGCATGATCTGGATGTAAGCCGCGTCGGCGGATGTGAGGCCGCTGTAGCCTTTGCCGAGTTTCGCGGCACGGTCGATGTAGTCGTTCTGGCATCCGAAGTCGCGCGACGGCTGGATGCCGCTCCAGCTGGTCGGCTTGCCGTTGGCGTCGAGGCCGGCCATGTATTTGGCGTGCAGCATGCAGGCTCGTTCCGTGCCGTCGGGCAGGAGCAGGCCTGGCATCGGACTGAAGCCGGTCCATTTGCTGTCGGAGATGAGGATCTCGAGGCTGGTGGAGGTCTCGCGTACCGCGTAGTAGAGCGGCGGGGTCATGATCCATACGAGGCCGTTGCGCCCGTACTGGTCGTAATGCTGGTCGTGGCCCTCGATCGCGGTGACGTGCGGCTTGCCGTCGTCTCCGACGGTGGCGTTGACGTTCATGCATTGGAAGGCGTTGAGCGCGCGGTAGTCGTCGCGTCCGGCGGTGGTGTTGGTGGATTTCTCGATGACGAGGCCGGTGTTGTCGCGGGTCTTGACGCATGCGGGGCTGTTGGACGCGGCCCATTTCGGTTTCTGTACGCCGTAGACGGCGCCGGTGCGGTGCGCCTTCCAGTATTCCGCGATGTTCACGTATTCGCCTTTGGTGTCGTCGCGGGTCAGCGCGCGGCCCGTGTCGGCCTTGCCGATGGTGGCGTTGAGGCTCGCGGTGATGGCGCGGGCGAGGCCGTCGACGCGGACGACCTTCTTGGTGTCGACTGTCATTCCGGTTCCTTTCGTTAGTTGGCGAGGTGGGTGCCGGCGGCGACGAACTGGCTGATCCAGTCGATGTCCTCGTCGGTGAGTTCGGTGAGCGGGCTGGTCTGGCCGAGCGGCGCGAAGCTGCCGCCGTCGACGTAGCTCAGGTCGCTGTAGTTGGCGGTGTCGCTGCCGGTGGGAAGCTCGAAGTAGCGGATGCGCTGGACGGTGTCGCCGATCATCTCGGCCACCTTCCAGACCCACCTGCCGTCTGTGTTCTCAAGCTTCACCAAGGCTTTGCCCTGTCTGTCGAGGTCGACTTTGAACGGCTTCGGCAGGATCAGGTCGGTGCCGGCGAAGTGGTGGCGTTCCGGCTGGAAGATCAGCGAGCCGGCGGCGGGGTCGGTGGTGCCGTCGCTTTTGGGAAGGCGGATGCTGATGTTGATTGTGGTCGTGGCCATTTCGTTCCTTTCTCTAGGCCGTGTACCAGGTGGTATGCAGGTAGATCGGATTGTTGGACCCGTCGTTGCCTTGCTCGCATCGGATGGTGCCGTCCGTGCCGATGACCCACCACTGTGATGAGAAGTAGTGGTTGGGCGTCTTGGTCTGACGGTCTGGCCGGTAGCCTGCTGGGATGGTCGCGCAGACATATCCGGTCTGGAAGCCTCCAGTGCGTGAGATGGAGCCGTCGAGTGTGACCATGCCTCCGTCTTTGCGGATGGCAAGTGGCGGATTGTTTTGCTTCCAGCTGGCGTCGTTCGGTTGGAGCGTGGTCCATCTGCTTGCGCCGGTGGCGGGCGGGAGCAGGTGCGTGGCGATGGCGAGCGCTCCTTGGATGGTGATGAGGCATCGGTCTCCTGGGTTTGCGGTGATGGTTTCCGGTGTGGCTTGGATGTTGGTGAGTTTGGTGCCGTCGATGATGATGTCGACGGTGGTGTCGTGGGTTTGGATGATGGTGGCGATGCGGGTGGTGGTGTTTTGCGTGGTTGGTTGGTTGGTGATTTGCAGGCCGAGTTGTCGGCCTAGTTGTCGTGCGATGGTGGTGTCGGTGTTCATGAGGCTTCTCGGAGTTCGGTTTGGGTGGGGAGTCCTGGTTTGAGGGTGATGGTTTGTGTTCGGATGGCGTAGGTGCCGGTGATGTGTTGCGTGGGGAGGTCGAGGGTGATGGTGTCGCCGATGGTGATGGGTGCGATGATGTGTGTGCCGGTGACGCGGTGGATGGCGTGTTGGTTGGTGGCGAGGAGTTCGGCGGCTTTTTGGTTGGCCATTTGTTGGAGTTGTTGGTCGGTTTGGTTTTCGGGGATGTCGTCGTATCGGTATTTTTTGCTGATGACGCGGCCGCGGTTGGGGATGCTGGTCGGGCTGTTTGGGTCGGTGTCTTTGGCGGTGCCGATGATTTCTTTTTCCTGGCTGGTGTAGATGGCGATGATCTGGTTGGCGGTGTCGAAGGTTTCTCGTTCGTCGGTGGTTTGTTTGGTCCATCGGCAGGTTGGTCCTTCGGTGAATGTCCAGGATGGTTTGCGTCGGCTTGGGTCGGTGTATGGCTGGAGGATGACGTGGCCGTATGGGTCGGTGCGGCAGGTGGTCCAGCCGGCGATGGTGAGCAGGTCGTTGGCGATGGCGAGTTTGTTGTCGGTCTGGTCGTCGGTGAGCCCGTAGGTGAGGGTGGTGCCGGTGCGGTAGTCGCTGTTGGGGTGTGGGAGGACGGTGAGGCCGTTGCCTGTGATGATTTTCTCGGCTTCGGCGACTGGGTCGCTTCCGGCGGGGATGCTGATCGGGTTGGCGTATTGGTCGTCGGCGAGTTCGCGGAGGCGGCCGTAGAGGGTGAGCGGGATGGTGGTGGCCGGTCCGTTGGTTTGGCGTTTGTCGGCCGACCAGAGGTAGGTGCCGAGTGGGATGCTTTCGCTGGTCTGGTCGGCGTAGGTGATGTCTGCCCAGATGCGGAGCAGGTCGGTGCCGAACAGGCTGGAGCCTTCGAGGTCGAGGGTTGCCTGTTCGGTGACCGTGGTGTCCTGGTTGCGTTCGATGCTGCCGCCTTGGACGATGCCATGGACGATGCCTGTTTCGTTGCCTGTGTTTCGGTCGACGCGCATGACGCGGATCTCAGTATCGAATCGCATGGCGTGGTGGCGCTGGTCCATGGCTTGCCCCTTAGTTGTTTGGTTCCTCCCAGAGGATTTCGGCCATGTCGATGTCGAGCGTGGCCGTTGGTCCTTTGGCTTTGATGTGTGTGCTGATTTCGGCTTTGACGAAGGCTCTGGTGCCGTCGACGTTTCGCCACCATGCGTAGGTGTTGGCGCGGGCGAGGCGGCGGATGCGCTGGTAGAGCTGGCCGTCGAGGTAGTCGAGGGTTGTGCTGGCGGTGATCTGGTTGTCGAGCCGGCGGCTGGAGTAGCTGGCCGGCAGGTCGGTGTCGCTGCCGAGTTCGAAGTGGTATTCCTCGGTGTCGTGCGACTGTTTTTCGCCGATGTCGAAGCCTCCGCCGATGGGGATGGCTTCGCCCGCATCGGTGCCGAAGTTGAGCATGCACATGTCCGTGGTGACGGTGGTGGTGACGATGGTTTCGCTGACCGCTCCGCTGGCGGCGTGGGCCGTGATGCGGTAGCCGATCTTCCGGTTGAGCGGCGGGAGTCGGTCGATGGTCTGCCGTCCGTCTGCGAGGCGTGACGAGAGTGTCAGTTCGTCGCCGTCGAGGAGGCGGGTCACGGCCATCCATTCGGTCTTCGGCTGGCCGTCTTTCGGTGTGCCGGCGATGGCGGTGACCATGAGGCTGAGGTTGCTTCCGTCGATGTCGATGTTGGCGGTCGGTGCGGCTGGTGGGGTGTAGGAGACCGTCGCTCCTCGGCTGGCGGTGGTGGTGAGTGTGCTACCGCCTTGGACGGTGACGTCGATGATGAGTTCGGCGCCGTTTTCGGGCAGGTATTTCGACTGGTCGATGGTCAGGCTTCTGGCGGTGCCGTTGAGGTCGGTCTGGTAGACGATGGCTCCGTCCTTGCGGATGCGGACGCTCTGGTGGGCGACTCCGGTGGTGTCGGCGACCGACCATGCGATGTCGAATGGGCTGGCGGTGATGGTGGTTGGGCCGGTGACGGTGACGTTTGGCGGTGTCGCCGTGCGGATGGATGTTGGTTGGCTCCATTCGCCCCAGTCGGCGTGCAGGCCTTTGGTGCGGACTCGGATCTGCCATCGGCCGTTCGTGCCGGTATGGAGCCTGTAGGTGGTGGCCGTGGCGACGGATGCCGTCGTGACGGTTCCGTCCGGGTCGGTGAGTTCGATCTGAGCGGCGGTCTGGCTTGATCCGTCCGGATGGTTCGGCGTCCATCCGATGTCGAGCGTGAGCGGCGTGGCGAGGGTTGCGCCCTGCGCTGGAGCGGTGATGGTTGGAGCGTCCGGCGGGCAGATGGTGGTGATCTGGTTGGATTGCGTCCACTCTCCGGTGAGGATGCCTTTGGCCGCGTCGTCTCCGTAGATGGGGCGGCGTGCGCGTGCGCGGTATTCGACGATGCCTGCCGGGGTGTCGCTGTCGAGGACCTGTGCGGGTTTGCCGGCGTAGCTGCCGGTGGTGAGGTCCTGCCAGTCGCCTCCGGCGAGCCGTCGTTGGACGTCGAAGCCGTTGGCGTAGCCGCCGGATAGGTCGATGAGGATCTGGGCGGATTTGGCTCCGGTTTTGATGGCTTCGACTTTGGCTGGTGCGCGTGGCGTGGTGTAGATGACCGGCGAGTCGACGTGTGTGGAGTCGCCGGCCTGGTTGCGGGCGTAGACGGCGAACTGGTAGCGGCCGTTCGGTCGCAGGTTGGTCGCGTCGAAGTTGGTTTTGTCCCAGTTGAGGACGCCGGTGCCGGATCCGCCTTGCTGGTCGCTCCATGTGTTCCAGTTGCCGCCGTCGAGGGCGATGCGCTGGGCGATGAGGACCTGTTTCCATGGTTTGAGCGCGTTGTTGTCCCAGTTGCCTTGCCAGGTGATGGACGCCTTGTTGTCGCTCACACGTTTGAAAGACACGTTTTTCGGCGGGTTCGGTCGGTGGTAGTTGATGCCGCCGGTGTACACGCCGCAGCTGGAGTTGCTGGTGCCGGAGTTGGGGCCGTTCCAGTAGATGCTTCCGCTGCAGGTGATGTTGCGCGCCGATTCCGCTTTGGCGACCGTCAGGTCTGCGGCGAGGATGCACACCTCGCTGTTGACGCCGAGGTTTTTGTTGCCGGAGTTCGGGGTGTGCGCGACCTGCTGTCCGTTGATCCACGCCGTGGCCGCGACCCAGCCGTAGTAGTTCCATCCGTTGAGCGACTGCCACCATACCTCGACGTGGATGGTGTCGGTGGTGTCGGTGAAGCCGGTGACCCACGCCTTGACGTGTGTGCGCCAGTTTCCGCAGATGTTGCCGTATCCGTCGGCCATTGTGCATCAGCTCCTTGCGGTGATGGTCGCGCCGCAGGCGGAGACGAGTTCGGCGAGGAGCCGTTGGAGTCGTTCGTTGCCTTCGATGGCGCGGTTGTTGAGTGTGATGTTGTAGGTCGTCGCCGTCGGTGCGGCCGGCATCACTCCGGCCTGCGCGGAGAAGCGCATGTCGCCGGCGGTGATGGATACCGTGGCCTTGCGCAGGCTGTCTTTGAGCGCGTCGGCCGAGATTGTCGGCAGCGGGATGGTTTGCGGGATGGCGGCGGAGACCATGGCGTCGGCGGCGTTCTTGAACGCCGGAGCGCTTCGTTCGACGCCGATGGCGGCGCCTCTGCCGATCATCACGCCGACCTGGTCGCGGAAGACTCGCGATGGCGAGTGGATGCCGAGTTTGCTTTTGACCCAGTCGAGCGCGTTCTTCGCGGCGTTGACCGCCGCGTTGACGAGCTCGCCGGCGGCGGATGCGACGCCGCCGGCGATGCCTCTGATGATGTTCATGCCGACGCCGCCCCAGTTGACGCCGGTGAACGCGTTTTTGATGCTCGAGATGATCGCCGGGATCCTGCCGACCAATTGCGGGATGGCGGACACGAAGCCGGATGCGAGTGTGACGAGCATCTGCACGCCGGTGGAGAGGATCTGCGGCAGGTGGCTGGCGATGGTGTTGACGATGCCGGCGATGATCTGCGGCACGTAGGCGACGAGCTGCGGGAGCGCCTGCGCGAGTCCGGTCACGAGGGTGGCGAGCATCTGCATGCCGGTGGAGAGGATGTTCGGCAGGTTGGCGCACAGTCCGTTGATGATGGTCGAGATGATCTGCGGCACGTAGGCGACGAGCTGCGGCATCGCGGCGACGAGGCCGTTGACCAGGTTCATGACCATCTGCACGCCCTGCTCCATGAGCTGCGGGAGCCCGGTGGCGAGCGCGGTGATGATGGCCGTGATGATCTGCGGGATGGCGGCGGCGAGTGTCGGCAGGCTTGCGACGATGCCTTGCAGGAGTCCGTCGAGCAGTGTCAGGCCGGCGCTCATGAGTTGCGGTGCGGCGGCGATGAGGCTGGTCACGAGGGTGGTCACGAGGGTGACGGCCATCGGCATGAGCACGGGCAGGTGGGAGGCCAGGCTGGTGACGATGGTGTCGATGAGCAGCGTGCCGACCGAGACGAGCGATGGCAGCGCGGATGTGATGCCCTGGAGCACCATTTCGATGATGTAGGTGCCTGAGGAGATGAACTGCGGCAGGCTGGACTGGATCCATGTCTCGGCCTTGGAGAGGATGTCGGGCAGTGATGCGAACGCGGAGTTGATAACCCGTGACAGTTGTCCGCCCATCTGGCTGTTGATCATGCCGATGCCGGCGACGAGTGCGGCGGCGAGCGCTCCGATGCCGAGGAATTTGATGAAGTTTCCCGGTGCGAAGAATCTGGTGACGAGGTTGCCGATGGTGTCGAGGCCGGATTGGAGTTTGCCTCCGGCGGAGCCGATGGCGTTTTGCAGTGGTCCGCCGATGGCGTCGCCGAGTCCGCCGAAGATATTGCCGAACGCGGTTTTGAATGGTGCGGCGAGGCTGGAGATTTTGCCGGTGATGGCGCTGGTTTTGCCGCTGATTTTGGAGAGCGCGCTGGCGAAGGGGTCGCCGTCGAGGGTCATGGCTTCGCGGATGGTTTTGTTGAACAGTGGTTTTGTTTTGTCGCCGATGGCGGTGATGGCGCTGCCGAGTGGTGAGGTGTTGATTTTTCCGGCGGCGGTTGCGAGGCCTTTGGTGATGGCGTCGCCGATTTGTCCGGTTTTGGTTTTGATGCCGGTGGCCGTGGCGGTGAGGCCGGTGTACAGGCTGCTGTTCTCCCATTTGAAGGCGAGGTTTGCCATGCCTGGCGTGAGTTTCGTGCGGATGGCGTCGAATATGCCGTCGGTGGCGGATGCGAGTTGGCTGCCGCCTTGTCTAATGCGGTTGATGGCGTTGGCGAAGGGGTCGCCGTCGATGGCCATGGCGTCGCGCAGGCTTGGGTTGAGGTAGCCTTTGGCGTTGGCGATTTGGGTTTTGATGGCGTCGAAGGCTCCGCCGATGTCGCTGCCTCCTTTTTTGAGGTTGGCGATGAGGTCGGCGATGCCTTTGTCTCCGGATTTGCCGAGTTGGTCGAGGACTGAGACGATTTTGTCCGCGTTGCCTCCGACCGTGGCGAGGGTGGCGAAGCCGCCGGCGAGGGTGGCGGCCTGCGCGGCGAGGTCGGCGATGCTGGTTTTGCCGCTGGCGATGCTGTTGCCGAGGTCCTCGATCTTCTGCGCGGCGATGGATGCGGCGGTGTCGAGGCGGCCGGCGAACTGGTCGGCGAGTTTTCCGGTGGCGCTGGTGGTCTGGTCGATGATGGGGATGAGCTTGCCGCCTACTTTGGTGGCGGCGTTGAGGAGTGGGGTCTCGAACTGCGCGCCGAGTCGTCCGATGGCGGCTTTGACGTTGCCGACCATGCCGTCGAAGCTTTCGCCGGCGTTCTTGGCGGCGCCGCCGATGTGTTCCTTCATGGCGGCCTCGAAGTCGGCGAAGCTGACTTTGCCGTCGGAGACCATGTCGCTGGCCGCTTCGGTGGTGGTGTGGAAATGATCGGCCAGATACTGCAGGACGGGGATGCCGGATCCCATGAGCTGGAGCATGTCGTCACCCTGCAGTTTGCCTTTCGCGGCGACCTGGGAGAAGATCAGGCCCATGTCCTGGAAGCTGCGGCCGCTGATCTGGGCGGCGTCGCCGACCGTGGTCAGCACTCCCTCGAGGTCGCCGCCCTGCTTGATGCCGGATGCGACGAGCGTGGCGGCGACGCTTGCGGCGTCGCCGAGTCCGAAGGCCGTGCCTTTGACGGAGGCGAGCGCGTTGCCCATGATCTTGTCGACGCTGGCGGTGTCGTATTTGAGGGCTTTGAGCTTGGTTTGGGCGCGTTCGATGTTGAGCGCGCGGTCGAAGCCGCCTTTCGCGGTCAGGCCGGCGATGCCGGATGCGATGCCGGCGATGGTGCCGACTCCGACTTTGCCGATTTTGCCGAACGCGCCGCCGATGGTGGAGATGATGCTTTTGCCGCTTTTTTGGGTGCCGCTGGCGGTGCCGTCGCTGATGGAGCCTTCGATGGCTTTGCCGAGGCCTTTGGTGCTTGGGCTGATGATGATGTAGCCGGTGCCGAGTTCCTGCGCCATCGTTGGCTCCTTCGCTTTTCGGTTATCCCTCGTTCATGTAGTCCTCCGGCAGGCCGAGGCGGCGGTTGAGCAGTGCGCGCCGCCTGTGGTCGTGCCGGTGTTTGGGCGGTGTCGGCTCCGAGAGGAGCGTGTCCGGTTTCGCCCAGTCGGGCGTGAGGTTGAGTTTCGACTGGCCCTGGTTGATGGATTGGACGAGTTTGTCGGTGTCGTCCGGGACGTATGCCCAGCCGGCGAGTGCGGCGAAGCTGTGGCTTCGCCGGTTCTTGAGGATTTCCCTGCACATCGGCCATGCGATGTTGAGGGGCGTGGTCTTCAGGTCGAGGGGCTGGTGCCAGACTTGCATCCAGTCGTATTGCAGGGCCGCCCGGTGGTCCTGCCAGAGGGTGATGAGGATCAGGCTTTTGGGTCGGTCTTGCCTGCCTGCGCCCATGCGTCGATGATGCGGCCGATGTCGGCGATCTTGTCGCCGCTCTTGGTGTCGAGTTCGCGTTCGATGAGCGGGTATTCGCGGACGAGGTAGGTGAGGATGGTGGCCATGAAGTTGATTTTTTCCTCTTGGGTGAGGTTCTTCCATCCTCGGCTGACGGCGGTGAGGCCGACGATGATGACGCTGGTCGGCAGGTTCGCGCTGTCGTCGAGGCGTGGGAGGTCCATTTTCACGTCGCCGTATTGGATGTGGACGGGGCGCGCCTCTTCGGGGTCGGCGATGGCTGTGGGTGCGATGGTCTGGATGTTGTCGGTCATTGTTCGCCTTTCTGCGATGCGCCGGCTGCTTGTGGGTGGGTGGGCCCCGCCGTCGGCAGCGGGCGCGGGAACGGCGGCGGGGGGTGGGTTGAGGGTCAGACGTCCATGGGGAAGCCGTAGAGCTTCATGAAGTATGGCGTGTCGGCCACGTCTTTGTAGGTGCGCAGGGTCATGCCGAAGTTCATCAGGTCGCTGACCTTCCATTCGATGTCCTCGCGTTCGTTGACCTTGCATTTCGGCGCGTGCAGGAGCAGGAGGTGGTCGGATTGGGTGACGCCTGCGACGACGTACTGCGCGGTCTTGTTGCATTCCACGTGGTCGATGGTCAGGCTGCCGTCCGCGCCGACGGATGCGTCGAAGTACGTTTCGACGACTTCCTTCTTCGATTCGAGGCCGGTGAAGCCGATGGTCCAGTATCCGCCGGAGCTCCAGGAGAGCACGTTGTCTCCGTTGTGGGCGGTGAAGTCGTTGGTGTCGCCGTCCTCCGGGTGGATGGTGATGCCGTCTTCGGAGAAGTAGCCGAACGGCTTCTTTCCGGATGTGGGACGCCAGTCCTTGCCGAAGGTGCCGATGTTCTCTCCGACGTCGTACCGGTAGATCGCCGCCTCTTTGATGAGGTTGACGTAGTTCTTGTTGTTGCCTTCGGACGCGAAGCTCAGGCCGGCGGCGCCGGCGGCGAGCAGCTGCGCCTCGAGGGCGGCGGTGTCGTTTGCCATTGGTGTGGCTCCTTTGTTTGTGGTGTTGGTCATGCGGCTTCGACGGTGAGCAGGATGACGGTGTAGGCGAAGTCCTGCCGCAGGTCGTCGTCGTGTGTCTGAAGTGGTCCGGATTCGACGCTGGCGTCGATGAGGGGCCGCTTGTGCCGGTTGTCGAGCAGCCATCGGCAGATGGTTTCGCTGAGCGCCTGGGCTTTGGGCCAGTCGCATGTCCTGCCGTCGTCTTGTGGCGCGTACACGCTGGCGCGCAGGCGCATGTACTGGCTGACCGCCGTCGGATAGGCGGCGCGGTCGAGCGCGAGGCGCACGCGCGGCATGGTCGACGAGGCGGGCATGTCCCAGCCGATGGCCGCTTCGGGGATGGCCTGCGCGAGTCCGTCGAGGATGAGGCCGCTTGGGTCCCTGCCGATCGTGTTCATACGCTCACCTGGCCGAGGATGCGGGTGAGTGTGCCGTGTTTGGCTTCGAGCGCGACCGGTGCCGTGGCGACGACGTTGCCGTGGCTGGCATCGTCGTTGCGGTACACGGTGATGCGCGGGTCTCCGGCTGCGGCGCGTTCGACCTGGGCCTGCACGTTGTCGAGCAGGGCCTTGTTGTGCAGGAGCTGCCGTTCGACGTTGCTGCGGTTGAGGACGAATCTGATGTTGCTCATTGGTCCTCTCCTTCCTCGGCGTGGATCTTCACGCCGATGCCGGTGTCGCCGCGCTGCCAGACCTCGGGTGTCCGGGTGACGCGCATGGTCCGGCCTCGGACGGTGAGCAGGTCGCCGACGAGGATCCCGAACGGCAGGCCTCCGCGGTGGTAGAGGTTGCAGCCGTGCGTGATGGTGCGTCGTCCGGCGGTGTCGGTGAGGTCGTATGCGCATGGCTCCACGAGCGCCTGGATGGCGCCGACCGTGGACGGCGCGCCGGTGGTGCGGCGTCCGTCGGTGGTTGTTTCGTCGGCTCGGGCGACGGTGATGGTTTCGGTCGGCGGTGTTCTCATGCGCCTCCCGTCATGGCGATGGTGAACATGCGGCCGCTGCCGGCACTGGAGAGGTCGGCGAGTTCGCTGGATGTGAGGTACAGGTCTCCGTTTGGGTTGCTGTACGACCAGCTGTCGGCGAAGGGGCCGGTGGTCTGTGATCCCTGGCTGAGTCCTTCGGGGTTCGTCTCCTCGGCGACCATGGCGCGTTTGACCATGTTGCAGCAGATGTCCTTGCAGATGCCGGGCTCGGCCTCCTCCGCCTGCGCCCATGAGGGGCATTGCAGGCGGATCTTGCGGCTTGCGGCGGCGAGGAGGCGTGCGGCCTTGGTTTTGTCCGTGTCGTCGAGTGTCCGCCAGATCTCCTCGAGGTCGGCGACGGTGGCGAAGGGGTCGGCCATGGTCATGCCTCTGTGACGTGTTGCTCGCCGGTGTCGATGTCGCGGGTGACGGTCACGCGCGTGCCGTCCGGGCGGAAGGTGTCGAATCGTTCGCTGCGGTGTCCGACGGGAGGAAACGGGGCGGGCTCCTCCGGCTGTGGGTCCGGAGTGGTGGCGGGCTCCTCCGGCTGTGCTGGGGTGTCCCCGCCGATTTCCTCGGCCGGTTCCTGCGGGGTGACGTCGAGCTTCTCAGCCATTGACGACTCCCTTCAGTCGTGCTGCGGCCTTGCCGGAGAACACGCCGAGTCCGCAGTAGAACTCGATGCGGGTGCGGTAGGCGGGCTTTTCCTGCAGCTGGCCGAGATCCTCGACCTGTACGCCGCCGTTGGTCAGGCCGGTGACGCCTTGGTCGCCCTCACTCGAACCGAACTTGACGGCGTAGATGCTGGTGGTGGTGGAATTGGTGCCCTGCGTCTCGTTGTTGTCGAGGATCTCCTTGCCGGCGGTGGTCTGTCCGGCCTCGAGCAGCGGGATGCCGTTCCACTGCATGACGCGCTTGCCGACGATGTCCTGCTGGAGGGTGGTGTCGTAGGAGATGTGGCGCATGGCGCTGCCGATCTTGCGGATGATGGCGGCGGAGGCGTAGATGGCGCCGTTGGTGGGGTTGATGCCGGGGACTGCGCCGAGCAGTTCATCGAGCTTGTCGAAGAACCTGTGGATGTCGGCGTTGGAGTCGCCGAGAATCGGCATGCCGTTGGTGGCGGCGTCGATGACCTGCTTGCCGGTGAGGCGCTTCTTGAGGCCGTCGAAGCTCTTGGTGTCGACGGTGGAGTCGCCGTTGAAGAAGGTTTCCTGGTACTTGTAGCTGATCGCCTTGACCTTGAGCGTGGTCTGTTCGGCGCGCTGGTCGTTGACGTTGCTGCGGGTCTGCTGGATGAACCTGTCGACGTCCGCGTCGCCGCCGAGGATGACGAGCCGCTCGCTCTTCTGGTTGAAGGTGCCGGTGGACTCGGTGTAGGACTCGTTGACGCCTCGGAAGGCAACGCCCGGAAGGGTGGCTTCCTCGTTGTAGGCGTAGGCGTTGCCATCGATGTTCATGAGGGGGATGCGGTCGAGGATCGGGCTGACCTGCGTGAAGGTCTCGAGGACGCCCTTGGCGAGGGTGTCGGTGGAGAGCTTCGCGGCCTCGGTGAGGTTGAGTGCCATGGTTGTGTTCCTTTCTGATGGTTATTTGGCCGCGTAGGCTTGCGAGAGGAGCTGCAGCGGCGTCATGCTGCCAGTGGTTGCGGTGGCCGTTTTGTCGGCCGGTGGGGTGGGCAGTCCGGGGTTTGGCATGAGACTGTCCTTGAGCGCCTTCGCGTTCGCTTTGAGTTCGTCTCCGTCGCCTTTGAGCCGGTCGATGACGTCGCGGTCGAGGCCGGTGTCCTTGGCGATCTGGCCGATGAGGGTTTCGCGGGCGGCGGTGGCCTTGAGCGCGGCGATCTCATTCGTCAGCGATTCGATCTTCTTGTCGGCCGCTTCGAGCTTCGCTGCGTTGTCGCTTTCGTCGGCGTCGTATTTGGCGGCTTTGGCCTTGTATTCGTCGTATCCGGCGTATTTGGCTTCGAGTTTCGCTTTTTCCTCTTCGACGCGGGCGGCGAGCGCGTGGCTGAACTCCTTGGCGTTGTCGGTCGTGGTGTTCTTCGCGTTGTCGCCTTCGCCGTGGGTGTTCTGGCCTGCGGGTGGTTCGCCTTCGCCTCCTTGCGGTTCTCCGCCTTCGATGAGGAGGAGGTGGCGCATGAGGTTGCGGCGGCGCTGGATGATGAAGTGCATTGGTGCTCCTTTGGTTTTTGCGCACGGTTAGCGACGCGGCGTGCGGGGTCCGCGATGAGTGGCTGGCGCAGGATTCGGACCTGCGTGGCGCGTGTGGCGCGGCCGATTTACAGTCGGCTCCGTTCGGCCTCTTCGGTAGCCAGCCTTGGCTGTGCTATAATTGATGCTGATAAAGGTCTCATTGACACCATTTGGTGACATTGAGGCCTTTATCGTGCTCTGGCGAGTTTTCCGTCGTGGCGGATGATGTAGACTTTTCCGTCGCGGAAGGCCAGGCATCTTCTGATGCAGGCGATGAGGTCTTCATCTGACATTCCGTCGTTTTCGCTGTTGTCCATGACGACCGTTTTGGCGTCCGGTTTCTTCGATGTCGATTTCAGATGAGAGTTGATGGTGTTTGTCGATGATGTGTTTTTCAGCGTCTTGATCTCGATGCCGTTTTCGAGATCCGCATATCCTATGTCGTGCGTGCCTTTGCCGTTTTCGTTGGGGACCTTCTTGACGTCGATCTTGAAGGTTGCCTTTACTCCGTTGTCGGCGAGGCGCTGCGCAGTTCGTATTTCGTGCGGGCGGATGTCTGATATTTTCCTCTGGAGTTCCGGAGGGTTATAACCGACCGCTGGCGGTGTGCCGGTGTTGAGCCATGTGCGGTCGCGCCATCGCATTTCGGCGAGTTCGAGGTCGCGTTTCCATTTCTTGTATTCGGGGGCTTTGGCTTTCTCCTTGTCGGAGAGGGCTGAGAGGTAGTCCTTGTACTTGTCCTGAGTAGTGAGGTTGGATATGGTGTCGGCGCATGACTTGTATTGCCTGTAGAGCGCGTCCGGATCATAACCGGCGATGTGCCGCTCTCCCCATGACGGGACGACGTTGCAGTCGCATCGGCCGTTGTGGAAGCCGCCGCCGAGGCTGGCGGTCTCGCGTGTCAGGTATACGAAGCCGCGGGATGCGAGCATGACGCAGAACTCGCACGTCTCCCCCACCGGCACCCTGGCCCATCGCGGTTTCGATGGGTCTGATCCGATTTGGTCGAGCATGCCGATGCGGCTGCTTGTGGAGACGACGTGCCGCAGGTACGTCTTCCATTGGTCGAGGTCCGCGTGTTTCGGCCAGAGGTCGTCGATACGCAGGCCGTATTTGTTGTGGACTTGGCCGTTGGCGTCGGGGATGACGTCTTCGTATCTGAGTCCTGGATAGTCGGTGTTGTTGGAGCCTCCGGCGAGTTTCCAGACCGCGCGGCCGGCGTCCGGGAGTGGCTGGCGGTCGAAGTCCGGCAGGTCATTGCCGAGGTAGTTCGACCATTCGCTTCGGATCTGCTCGAAGTAGTCGGCGGCGGCCTGCGCGGCCTTGTCATTGTAGCTTTCCACTTCTTTGCAGGCGGCTTCCCATCGGCTTTCGTCGTCCGGATACCAGTGCTCGTCTCCCCATATCGAATCCAGGCTCCATCCTGATTCGAGTTTGAGGCGTTCGAGTCGTTGCAGGTAGGCGTCATGCAGTTGGTCGAGCCGTTTGTCCAGGGCTTCCTGCGTCTTCGGCAGCTGGCTGTCCGTTTGCATTGTCGGCTCCTTGCTGCTGGGTGGCTATGGTCTGGTCGATGCGGTCGAGCGCCTGCTGTGCTCGTTTGGCACGTTGCTCGCGCCGGAGGGTCTGGCGTTGCCGGTCGCTCAGGTCGAGCATGTCATAGGTGACGTCGCTGTCAGCCGGCAGGATGTTGGCCCCGACGAGCTTCACGGCCGCATCCGCGGCAGCGGCGCGGCTTGGCGTTGCCGGGTTGCGCCATTGGCTGGACACCGCGACGGCCTGGCCGTCGCCGGCGATGCGGGCGGCGGTGGCGATGATGCGCTCCCATGCTGGGCCGAAGCGGCGTTGGCAGCTTTCGGCGTTGAGGCAGAGTTCCTTGACGGCCTTGTCGATCGCTTCGGCCGAGCTTGGATTGTCGGTGAGCACGCCCATCGAGTCGGGCGGCAGGCTGGTGGCTGCGGCGAACATCGAGGCGGTCTGCCGCAGTTGCGCGGCGTGCGGCTCGAAGCTCGCCTGCGTGAACGTGCCGACCTGCGGCAGGTTGCCCTGCTTGTCGCGCGGCAGCGCGAGTACCTGGTCGAGCATGATCTGCCATCGTGGCTTGAGGTTGCCGTCCTTGCCGCGGAACATGTCCTCGGTGACGCCCAGGAAGTATCGTGGCGGGACCGAGTAGAGTTCGGCCTGCACTTCGCTGCGCAGGAAGGTGCGCACGGCGCTGTCGGTCAGGCTCATGACGGTCCGGCTGATGCGCGATCGGCCGAACGGCCTTTTGCTGTCCGGCCGGTATGCGAGCAGTTCGACGGGCAGTCGGCCCTGCCATGCGGTGCGCGCGTACACGCTCCACTGCCAGTCCCGCATCGCGCATCCGATGAGTTTGCCGGGCAGCATGAGGTAGCATGCGCGGATCTGCCGGCCGTAGGTCTCGTCCTCGTCGACGTCGTAGAGCAGGGCTTCGGTGAGGCCGTGGATGCGGCTGTCCCATGTGCCCGTGGCGACGTCGGCGGGGAACTCCTGGATGATCGCGGCGGGCTCTCCCCTGTCCGGCGTGCCTTGGAGCGCTGCGACGAAGCTGCAGGAGTGGACTAGGGCGTCGGTGTGCGCGTTTTCGGCGGTCTGCGCGAGGTCGTTGGCGTCGAGCAGGTCGCTGACCTGTTTGCTCAGGTCGCTGCCGTCCTGGGTGGTGATGCCGTCAAGCACGACGCGGTTGGCGAGTCCCTCGATTGCCTTTTCCGGCCATCCGACGACGATTTCTACGTCTTTGGCGATCGGTGGGAGGCTGTAGCCGAGGTCGTGGAGTTCGTTGCGGCCGTTGTAGTAGACGGTGCGGATGCGGTTGCGGGCGCGGTGGCGGATGATTTTCGCGGTGAGGCGGCGGAAGGCGTCGTCTTCGTCGGGCGTCAGGCCGGCGACGGTGGCCGGCAGTGGTTCGAGGAGTGTCATGGCAGTTCGATCATCCTTTGTTCTGGTTCGTCGCCCGGCCGTCGGGTGCTGGTGACGGCGCCGTGCAGGGCGAGGGTGGCGGCGACGAGCGGGCTGATGTCGACGTCGGATCCGAGTTTGTTCCATCCGAACGCGCCTTCGACGCCGATCTTGCGGACGGTCGCGCCGGCCACGGCCTGGTCGAGCGGGCGCACGTCCGGCTTGTGGCGCAGTTCGTGGTATTGGAGCATGTCGAGGAGACGCCCGCATGCCTTGCCCATGTCGCTCGCGCTGGTGACGGTCACGTCGATGCCGGCGGCCTTGAGTGGGGGGATGAGCACCGTGGCCGGTGACTGGGCGTCGATGACGACGGCAGCGAGGTGCGGCCAGCGGCGGGCGAGGAAATCGACGGGCCATTTGGTGCCATGTTTCCTGACGCCTTTAAGTGCCGCGATGTCGATGTACGCGGTGCCGTCCTCGTAGGCCTGGCATGCGCCGATGGTGATCCATCCGCGGTGCGGAGGCATGTCGATGGCCATGGCTGTCCATCCGCCGGATGCTCGTTCCGGTGTGGCGGCCTGTGCCCAGAGTTCCGGGTCGATGGCCGCGTGTTCGGTGTCCTGATCCCAGATGCCGAGGGCCTCGCGGCGGAAGCTGTCCTCTCCGAGGTTCTTGAGCATGCGGAGCATGGCGCTGGCCGGCGTGCGGTGCGGGTAGCTCGGGTTGGCCTGGGCCCATGCGTCGGGGTCGGCGGTGTCGCAGTCGCGGTCGGCGCCGAACTCGATCCATGTGCTGTCCGGGTCGTGCGCGAGGCCGGCGGTGCGGCGGTTGGTGAACACTTCGCCGGGGTCGACCGGTCTGGGTGGCGTGCCCATGTGGATGATGAGCGGGTTTTTCGCGGCGTTGGCGGTCGGGATCATGTCCTCGAGGGCTTTTTCGGTGAGGATCTGCGCCTCGTCGAAGATGATGACGTCGACTGCGGCGAAGCCTCGGCCGAAGCCTTGTTCGCGGGCGCCGAAGAGGATGCGACTGCCGTTGGCGAAGGCGATCTCCTCCTGGCCGTTGGTCTGGCGGATGGCTTTGCAGTGTCGTGATAGGCCGGGGCGTTTGACGAGCGCCTGCATCGATTTGAAGGTTTCGGCCGAGGTTCGCGTGCGGTGCGCGGTCCAGATGACCTTGAGGTTTGGTGTGGTCAGGCACAGGATGACGATGATGGTGCCGACGGTGAAGGTCTTGCCCGTCTGTCGGCAGATGCTCATGCCGATGCCGCCGACCGAGCTGGCGTAGGTGCCGTCGGAGCGTTTGGCGAGCATGAGCGTGCCGATGCCCTCCTGCCATCGGTCGAACCGGATGCCGAGCCGGTCGGCGACACGTCGGACGCGGCCGAAGCCGGTGGTGGCGATGCCGTCGGGGATGTTCAGGATTCGGGCGGCGTCAGATAGTTTCGGCGTCGAAGGGTTCGTCTTCGATGCCATCTGCCATCTCCTCCGGGTCGTCGAGTATCGGGTCTGGTTCCTTATCCCGGTCCATCTCGAGCAGTTCCTTGCCGACGGCGAGGAGCTGCTTGCTCAGACCGGCGACGGCCGTGGCCGGACAGTGCGAGTCCTTGAGGTTGCGCATGAGCGCGGTTCGGCTGACCTCGAGCAGGTCGCGGTATGTGGCCGGCGCGGTCGGCTGTTGCGGCGACGGTTCGTCGGCCGGCGGCGGCGTGGGCGACGTCTGGCGCTGTGGCGAGCGCCTGTGTTTGCTGGCGAGTTTTCGGCAGTTGGGGCAGCAGTATTTTCGTTTGGCGCTGGCGTTTTTCGGCATGGCGTGGCCGCATTGCGCGCAGGTTCGGATCGGCATGGCGCCTCCTTTGCCGTCGATGGTGTCGCCGGCGACGATTATTTTTCGCGGGGAGAGAGATAGGCGCTGCACACGAGGTCGCCTCCGAAACGATGACGGGGGTATCCTCCCGTGGGCTTCACCAGTCGGCGGCCTCGAAGTCGCGCGGCTTTGAGGCGGCGGCGGGTTTGCCGCCGGCGAGTCTTCGTTTCACTTCGACACGCGCCCATTCGATCGTGTGCGTGCCTTTGACCGCGTTGCACCAGCGGTGCGCCGGCCCGCTGTTCGCGCGGCAGACGCGGCCTCCGTTGGCGATGGCCACGGTCTCATCCACGACGAAGCTCCATGGATCCGGAGGCCGCAGGCTGTAGTCGATTGGTCTGCCGCAGATGTAGCAGTCGGCGCGGCGAGCGCGATAGTATGCCTGCACCTCCCGCCGGCGGTGGCCGTTACGGTAGCGTGGATTGCTCATGGCATCAGCCACAGGGTGATGAGACAGGCGGCGAACGCCACGCATGAGCCGATGATGACGATTGGCGTGTCCATGCCGCCTCCCTGCGTCTCGTGATTGCGATTTTGTACCGAACTGTACCGGACCGTGGACCCATGGTTTAAAGACCGCTGCTCTGCCGGCTGAGCTACAGGGGCTGGGTGGTAAAAGAAAAGCACCAGCCCCTTCGGGCATGGTGCAAGTTCTTTTACAGAATACATGGACTCAGCCGGATGCGCAACTATGCGCGATCGCGCACATCGATGAGCTCGGCCTGGTTGAACTCCCACACGCCATGCCCCAATCGACGCGCCTTCGAAAGCCTGCCGCGCGCCAGCCAGTTCGACACCTGCTTGCGCGTGGTGCGCAGCCCGGCGCGATCGGTCAGCCAGTCCGCCGCCTCCGCAGGCGAGCACGTCATGACGGCCCGGCCCGCGGCATCCACACGGCCGGACACCAGCATGTCCAGGTCGAGGCGCTCGCCGCATTCGGGGCACCAGCCATCCCGCATGCCCTGCGGCACCGCCAACGACGCCGAACAATCCGGACACTGCACGACGGTCACGCGCCCATCCGACGGCGTGCACAACCTGTCGATACGACGGAGCATCCTGTCCAGCCGATCGGCCAGCTCGCCGGCAGCCGGAGAACACACCACACGCGACCACGACCTGCACACCGCCCGATACGCCGGCCGCCATCCCTCGACCGGCAGCAGCATCCACTTCAAATCCACGCAACCAGCCAACCGAAGCATCAACCGGGCCGCCTCCTCATACACCTCCAACCAATGCACACTCACCGGCAGACCGACCGAACCTCCACGCGCACCACCACCGCGCTCGCCGATGTGCGCCTTGCGTTCGGCGAGCGCGCGGAGTTCCGGGATGGTTTTGGCGAGGCTGCTGGCCTGTCGGCGCATGTGTTTGGCGCAGGTTTTGCAGAGGGTGGTTTGTGCTGGTTCGCCGCATTGTTGGCATTGACTGGTCATGGTTCCCGCTTTCCGGCTAGAATGGTGGTTGGTTTCTTGGGGGTTCCGTCCGGATTGGCGGGGCCTCTCTTTTTATTCGCCTTGCTGGGCAATCTTGCTGATGAGCATGCGGCTGATGTTGTTCTCCTCGTCTCGCTGGTCGGCTTGATCGAGCATGTCGGCCGAGTCCTGCATCAGGTGCGCCTGTTTGAGTGCCTTGGATGCTTGGATGGTGGCCATGGTGTGCGCGTGGCTGATCTGGATGTCCTCGCTGCCGCTGAGGGTTTGGAGGCCGGCGAGCGCTTCGCTGATGTGGTTCTGCAGTGCGATGGCCTGGCGGCGGATGGTTTCGGCTGCGTTGAGACGGTTTACGCTTTTGTCGATGTCGTTGCTCATTGCTTGTTCTCCTTTGTTGGTTCGTTTGTGGGTCGGCCGGCAGGCCTGTGACGCATTGGATGACGGCGCGGATACGGTCGGACGTGTCGCTCATCGGGTGTCCCTGGCGACCGTCGTGTCGATGCGCTGGTTGCCGAGGCTGATGTGCTCGATGTTGGCGCGCCTGCGGAGGATGAGAGCGTATTCGTCCATGACTTTGAGCTGCCTGCTCAACAGAGTGATCGGACAGGCGGGCTCGAAGTCGAGCATGCCATCCGCATACCGCTGCAGCATGTCCCTGAGCCTGCCGGCGCGGGCGGTCAACTCACGGTATTCGACGCGCATCCGCTCCTCATAATCGCCACCGTCGGCGCTCGCGGGTTGCGCTTGGTCGGCGGCGGCGAGCACTTCGATGGCTTGGCGCAGGTATCCGTCGTGGATCCAGTCGGCCGCATGCTCCCATTCGTCGTGGATGTGTTTCGGATCGTCCTTGCGGAG